TCATCACCTGACAACAACTTAAACTGTTTTAACTGCTTATCCATCTAAATCTACCTTAATAATTTTATAGTTAAACTGTTCTTTTTCGTATATCTTTACGCGCTGAGCTCCATGCCCTAGTGTATAATTTTTTCTCGACTTCCAGTGCAGATCATCGGTAAGATCGTAGAGGGTTGTTTTTCTTCCGTCATCTGAGACTCTAAGACCACGTCCAATACTCTGCAGAACTTTGATTTGGGATTTGCTTGGTGAAGCGAATATAATATTATGCAAATTCCGTATATTAATACCAGTGCTAAAAGTTCCCAAGGAGGCCACGATAATCGCATCTTTTTGTTTCTCAACTATTTTACGTATTGCTTCTCTATCTGCGGTATCAACCTCTCCTGATACAAAATAAACTTTTCTATTGCTACCTACCTTCTTATTTATCATTTCATAAAGGGGTTTTCCATGAGCATCCACACGTAGGAATAAAACCAGAGTGTTTCCGTTAGAATCAATAGCCAAATTACGAACGAGGCGATTACGAGACTCGTTTCCGATAATGAAATCAATTTCATCTTGATATGACTTTTTACCAAATTCTTCCCTTACCTTCTTTGAGTAATTTAATAAAAGAACCTTTATATCTAATGGTGCAAGTGTGCCATCATCTTGCAAGTCTTTAGTTTTAGTAACTTGATACACTGGACCAAACAGACCTTCAAGTACTAGTTTATGTGTCTGCGTGCCATCTAAAGTTCCGGTTGTACCGAATCTATATTTTGCTTCAGTGGCCTTATTCATAATTGATGACAGTGACTTAGATTTAAACCCATGACACTCGTCACCTATAACCATACCGAATTGCTCAAACCATTTCTTAGGGTATTTATATATGCTTTGCCATGTAGATATTATAATGGCCTTATCTGTATTCTTATCTTTTCCTGAATATATTCTATGCATGCCTTCAGGGTTTTGACCGTAGTCGACAAAGTCTTGGTGCATTTGCTCGACTAACGACGTAGTCGGTACAATAACTAATATTCTACTACCTTTAGGGTAACCAATACCTTCTGTAATGTATTGTAACCAGTATTTGGCTAGCAGATAAATAATGAATGACTTCCCTGATCCTGTAGGAGATAAAAGAATTGCTCGAGTTCGTGTTAGGGCTGTTTCAATCGCATCGTATTGATATTCTCGAGGCTGAAATGGAAGTGCTTCGTCAGCTAGTAGATGAGGTATATCTTGAAGAGAAGGTTTCGCCGGAACAGGAAAGCCATAGCTTGACCCTTCAGTGTCAACAGAATATGACCGCTCAGCTGCAAACTTTATTAAATATACATATAGCCCAGCAGAGAGCTCTCCAGTTATGCGATTAAATAATCTAATCTTGCCGTCCCATATTTTATGCTTATAGGCCGGCATGAACTTGTACCCTGGTACGTAAAAAGAAAAATATTCAGATAATTCTGCGGCATAGCCAGGCTCGCAGTCTACATACAGCATACTATAATCTTTTAAACGTACCGTAAATTCAGCCATTATATTTTTTTCTCGCATCAAGAAACAGCGGTAGATAATCATGCGTATTTACAGTAAACACTTGAGGTTCACTATGATCTACGGTTATAAGAATTACACCTTGTTTTATTGGAATTCCAGTTCTTTCATAGAAGGCTGCAGCATAGAATGATGCCTGTATAAAGTAGTTAGTAATCCATTCTACTTTTTTAGGTTTACGTGCTGTTTTAAAATCTATGATAGAAAGCTGATTATCGAACTCTGCAATACAGTCAACTTGTCCTGCGCATTTGAGCTTGTCGCTGTATAAAAATTCTTCTTGGAACCATATGTTATTTACCCTCTTATCTATAATTTCTTTTAGATGACTAAAAGTATATAGATTATTGGGCATCGCATCTTTATCCCACCCTTCTATGTTGTCTAAATAATCCTCTGCCAGCTTATGGACTGACGTGCCCCGGCTAGCAGCCTGAAAGGATATTTTATTTGCTTCTTCTTCACCTACCCTTTTTCGCCATTTCATAATGCCATCTTTACTTAGCGCACCTAAAACTGTAGTAATAGAAGGATATGCATTACCTTCAGGCGTAAAATATTTACGGCCTGTTTTTAAAGTTTTCCTTGTCATTTTAGGAAGAGTTATGCCGTGCTCGACGTGATTAAACATTATGAACCTGCCTCAAATTGGCGCCACCTGATCATATTACCTATTGTCTGATGTCTCCAATTCAGACTTGTAACAATCTCTTTCAATGTATCTATAACTGTATTCCAGTACTCTATTTTTTCAACGCTAGTTTGAATCTCTGGATCGCTATCATAATAATAGTCCATTTCACCCTTCATAATTTTAAGGCCATCAAACGGATCCGGCTCCCAGCCTAATGCTTCTATTGCATCGCGATCCATTTTGCCGTTATAGTAAAGCCATTTTTTCTTGAGTAATTTTTTCTGTGAAAGCTCTGCACGCTTCTTTGCCAGCTTTGCTTCGGCCAGCCATTGCAGATATTTAGCGTGATATGCTGGAGTAATCCTAGAAGTTTCATCTAAGTTATTTCTATCAATAGCACTATCAGCAGCCCATTCTTCAAGAATGTTCTTTAAGTCCATAATATATCCTCATAATATAAGTGTATTTATTTTAGTTCAAAGGTAGTAAATCTGAATGTGGCCGGAAATGTAATGTATTGAACATCTCCGCTTGTAGATTCTAATGACATGTCACCTAGACTTGTAGGAATACAGTCAGTATATCTTATTGTTCTTGTAGTATTATTGTGGCTTGATAATATAGAAAGTGTAATATCAGAATATGTAGGAGGCACTGTACTAGTTCTATCAAGAGCTCTGGATTCATTTGTCTGAACCATTCTGTTCATCCAATTAAACATTTCTGTATAAGAATTTAAATTTTCATCTACGATAATTATACAGGTAAGCTCAGTAAATGTTAGCTTATCACCTGCAAAAGGCACAGAAGAAATATTCCTATAAGGAACTTCCATTGAATTTACTGATAACGACGGATGTAAAACAGTCTGGCAAAAAAATTCTAAATTTGCATAATGCTTGCGATCAATTGTGAGTTTAAATGCAGAAGGCTGCAAATAATTTAGATTATTCAAGCCAGATGAGCTTGATGTAGTACTAACATCAACTGTTATATTTGTGTTTAAATCAGGCATATCACCCTCCGAAACTTTATTCTATTTATACTATCATATTACGATTGAAATGTACACAGTTAATTAACATAAAAAAAGGGGCGACTAAAAGCCGCCCCCAGTAATTCCGAAACTCTTAATCTTATGTTAAGATGTTATCAACACGGAAGATTCTGTAGTACTGGTTGGTTTTAACTGCAGCCAGACCATTTGCAGGTGTGCCACCTACATATGGGTTAGACGCCATACCATAACGAGTTTTAAACCCGATACGTGGCTGGAAGTCATTCTCACCAACAGCACGGACCATAGTCAATGGTACGTATGGGCAATAGAATACACCAGCGTCATATGGGTTAGTACCCTTATAACCAACAGTGATGTAATCAGCAGTTGCATACGGATCGATGTATACTCTCATACGACCGTTCAGAACACCTGCGAATGTGTTGCCTGTATCATCTACATTCAAGTTTGTTGACAATGCTGGAGCATAATCCAAAGTACCTGAAGCAACCAGTGCTGAAGCGACATCTGATGAACAAATCATGATGTTACCTTTACCGCGACGTGTGTCTTTTGCGATTTGGTTAGCTTCACGCTCTAGCTGAACGTGCAGACCTTTGAACTTCTCAACTGACCAACGACCATCAGCATCTGTTGCTAGGTTGAAGATACCGTTGATAGCAGTGTTAGCTGTACCAGCACCAGTTTTAGCTTGGCTGTTGATTGTACGTACAACTTCACGGTTGATTTCTGCCATGATCTCGGTTGACAAGATGTTTGACAATTCTGATTCTGCATCAAGACCGTGGATAGCTTTCAAGTCTTGTGCAAGCTCGAGTGTGTACTCTGCTTTCAATGCACGTGACTTGGCTGTTACAGTTGATTTTTCAATGGTGAAACCCATTTCAGCAAACTGTTGACCGCCAGTAGCACCTAAGCCTTCAGCTTCTGCAGTTGAATACAGATCTAAGCCGGCCAATGGATCAACACGCTCGTCATCGATTGTGCCTGGGCCAGTAGAAGATGAATCTACACCAGCAAGACCTGATGGTGATGCACCCATTGCAACTGTACCTGAGTCACCTGAGTAGTTGAACGCTGCTTCGTTGAACAGTGCTTCATCATTTGCAGAAACACCTGATTTTGTGTTTTTGTAGTTTGACTTCATTGCGAAGATCAAACCTGTTGGACCAGCCATAGGCTGAACACCACATACGTCATATGCCATCAAGTTTGGCATAGCACGACGTACTAGTGAAATAAGTACAGGGTTCCAGTTAGCAACACTAGCAGTTGTTGTACCTGCTTCTGACAAGAAACCTTGCTCTTGGTTAGTTTGCTCGGCTAGAGCTTTTTCTGTATTTTCAAGAATGACAGCAGTTACTGCTTTCTTGTGGGCGTCAGAGATTTTGCCTGCTGATTCTTCATTAAGAACCGGAGACCATTTCTCTACGAGACGATCATATGTATCCATTATAGGATCTCCTTATCGATTAGATTTTCTAAGTGCTTCTAGGTACTGAGCCATTGGTCCAGAAACTTCTACAGACTCATCTGTGTCCATTTCAGTATCTTCAACAATTGAAGACTCAGCGGTTTTCTTTGCGAAATGAGTTTCTTTGATGATTTTTACTTTCTCGGCGAAAGTATCAGCATCTTCGAAATCAATATTTTCGACAAATGATGTTAGCTTTTCTACTTGAGTTTCAGCAAGATCTTTAGACGCTTCACGGATAACCGCATCACGCTTAAATGATTCTACTTCTTCTGCAAGTGCAAGAGCTTTTGACATTGCATCATTGAAGGACTCTTCGAGCTCTTCATTAGCTTGTGCCAATTCGTCAACCAGGTCGACTTTGGATTCTGGTACTTCTACATAAGATTCTACGAACAGATCTTTCATCTTGCTCATAAAGCCTTCTGCGATTTCGGTACGCAAACCAGCTTGTACAGCTAATTTGTTTTCTTCCATCCAATTCTCAACCACATAGTTGAGGTAGCTATCTACTTTCTCTACGAGGTCTTCTTTAGTTGAAGCAACTTCTTCCGCTAATTCGGTTTTATATGCTTCTTCCAAACGATCGACTTCTTCTGAAAGTTTCGCTTTTACTGCTGCTTCAAAGATCAAAGCTGTTTTGGCTTTAAACTCTTCTGAAAGAGTTGCCTCAGATTCGACCAATGCATCGAGCTCATTTGAGTAGGAAAATTCTACTTCTGGAGCTTCAACCATCACCGTAGAAGATTCATCAGCTTCTACTTCTTCCATTTTGTACATCGCTGTCAAGGCCATTTTGTCCATGCCAGCCATACGGCTATTCATTGCAGTGATCAGACCAGCTTTAGTTTTTGGCATTGGATCTTGCTTAGTGTTGTCACCCTTGCGCGTCGGCGCTTTACCAGTGGCATCACCTGCTTTATCCGTTGCCGCAACAGATTGCTGTTCTGCGTTCTTTGGATCGTGAGCTTCTTCGATTCCCTCGTCGAGCTCAATATCCTGATTTTCTACTTGATCAGTCATATTTGACTCCTTATAAGTTAGATTTCAATAACGAGAGGAAATTCTTAAACTCGCGAGTTTGAACCTCGTAAAGGTCCGAACGCGGAGCACGCTTAATTTCAGTCTCTATTTTTTCAATTTCTTGAGCTTCAATGATTCCATTATTCCAGACCCACTCGACACCTTCCATAACTCCATTAACAAAAGCGTTCGGTGCAGATGGATCTTGTACGATATCAACCGTATTAAGAATAAAGTCATCCTTGACATACGCAGTACCACTACGCTGCTCAAGGCTACCCATACCACGAGTTGAGACACCTAGTTGAACACCACCTTCGAGAAGACCTTTAACAATCTGACCCATCGGAGTATCCAATATTCGTGCCTTACCCATCACATTACTTCCCTCCATTTTGAGATCTGTAATAAGATGAGATACTTTATCTAAGTTAACAGTAGGACCATCTGGATGGTTTAGTTCACCTACAGCTCTCTTAGCATTAACCTGTTCTTTGACATATTTATCTACAGCCTTTTCCATAATCGGCTTTGGATATATTCTGCCATTTCTATTCTTTGCTTCCGCTTGGGCAAATACGCCTTCGATGACATAGTTCTTAGAACCGTCTTCTTTAGCTTCAACAATGCACTGTACATCAGTTTCAGTATATTCTGTAATCAGTTTCATTTAGTTGCCCTTAGCTTGTTTAATAAACTCTCTACCCATCTTTTCAGCCTCACGCTGAGTACGATAAGCATCTAATCTTTCATTATCGATATAGGTAATAAACTTACCCTTTTCTTTATGAATCATTAGAGTCACCCCGTTTATTTTTTTATCATAGACATGCTCACCAGGAGGCATGCCTTTTGACATTTTTTCGCGAAGATGACGAAATTTTATCATTTTTTAAATCCTTTGGGTTTATTTATAATAAAAAATTATTCTACTTCTTCTAGCTCTAATTCATCGATAGCATCTTCAATCTCTTCATCAGTAACATCATCTACATCGATATCATCAGTTTCAGCTTCCATTTCAACTTCTTCTTCTGGTTCTTCACCATTAAAGATCTGACCTGCCACAGCAATCTTTTCTTGCTCTAATGCATCATTCATTCTATCTTGCATTAGTTCGTGAAACGTGGGACCTGCTTTCGCAAAGTCCTGGTCAACTACATTATTAATTAAATCTTCAATACTCATAATTTATTCTCCAATTTTTAATAAATCTATTTATATAAACGTTCTATGAACTAAAATGTGGTTTAATTAGAAACCAAAACTCGATTTTAAAGATAAGTACATATCATCATGCTGAGTAGTAGTAAGTGCTGTAGAGGGATAAAATGCAAAAAAAAGTATGTATCCATCCATAATTAATCCTGAATTTGTTGGTCCGTGATATACAGATCCTAATGAAATAGAATTTTTACAAATTATACTTCCAACTATACTTAAAGGACTTGAGCACGCCTCACCATTTAAATAAGATGTTAATGTGTTTGTAGTCATAGTCATACCTACCACTCTAGGAGTTCCATCATTACTTACAGTAGTTGTAAAACCATTAGCATTCTTATAGGTGTATAATCCACCCGTAACATCACCATCATCCATTCTTCCATCTACTTTCCCATTAGCATTCATAAAGAAACCGGTTTGCTGATAATTACTCATTACTGTTTGATAAGTGGTAGTAGCTAAAGGAGCACAACAGCAAACTATAGAAAAATTAGTTTTTCCATTTAAATTATAAGACCCTGCATTTACATACTGTCCACTTGTTTTGGTAAATCGTAAAGATCCTCCTAAATCAGTAGAATAATATGGAGGAGTGGCACCTACTAAAGTACCACTAGAAGAATACCCATTAGCGTCATTAATTTGCCCGTCATTTGTTACTGTGGTTCCACTTGTGATATTACTTGAAAAATCATAATAGATAGCAGAAGAATTTTTTATTGTGTAGTCAACAAACTGTAATGTAAAGCTATTAGCTCCAGATGTTGCCGTGTTAATACCATCAGTAGCAGTAAAAGTTAAATCAAATGTAGTGGCATTACTGTCATGTGGAGTAACAGTAAACACGCTACTATCTTGAGTTACTGTAGATCCATTTAAAGAACCAGAACTAACACTGTAGTTATATGTAAGAGGAGTTCCATCAGAGTCAGTAGCCGCTACAGTAATAACAGTTGCAGAGCCATCAGTAGCTAATGTAAACGGAGTGACTCCTCCATCGGAATCTAACACAGATGTAATAGATGGACTAGCGTTAGTAAGAGCAATACTATACCAACCAGTACCATTTGAAATATACAGTCTATCAGAGTCTTCTACAAAAGCTTTAGTACCAGCAGCAATACCAGTAAGAGGTAAAGCAGCTAAAGAATCGTATTGATTGGCACTTACTCCTGCCGATGCAATCTGCCCATCAACTGTAAATACATCGTTCTTTATCGCTTTAGATAATCTACGCGCTACTAAAGTACTTCTACTAGTCATAATTAACCTTCTAATGAAGCTGTTGGGGCAGTAAAGTTTGCAGTATATCTTGCTAGACCTACAGTTAATCTTATTTGATGTATGTAACCTTCATATCTGCCATATATACCCATCCAATCTGAACGACCAACATATCCTACTGGACTAGTCCAACTCACTGTGTCATAACCAGAATGTGTTATAGTATTTGTTCTTAATTGTCCATCATAGTAATGCTGCATTACCCCTGAAGAATTTCTAGTGATTGCTTGATGCTTAAAAGAACTTCCAACATTGTTGTAGCTACCAATACCGGCAGTCATCTTAAATCTTTCTACACCGCCAATCTTAAATATAGCATACAAATTATTGTCCGTAGTTATACCACTACGAGTTCCCCCAGGCCCTCCTCCAAAATAAAAGAAATTATTTGTATCTTGAAAAATTTCAAAAATAGGAGAAGCTGTAGAACCTTGCCAACCCCAAATTCCTTCGATAGTAAATGGTATAGAAGGTTTTCCTAAAATTTCCATAAACTTTAAAACAGTAGGATCAAAGTTTAAATATCTGTTGCTATTAGATCCAGACATAAAACTTATTGTTGGTTCAGAGCCAAACGCCGATTTAGTGGTAGAGCCAGTTGTAGGCCCGTTCATTTTAATATTATTTACTTGAGATTTATCTATGATCGAAGCATCTGCGCCTTTAATGTGTAGTGCTGCACCAGTTGAAGATAGTGTGGATGTAGGGCCCCCAGCAGGGGGTGTAATTGCAGTACCTTTAACTATTCTTAAATCTCCAATATAACCTTTAAAATAATCTGAAGTGCCGTTTGAGCCTACATCAACAGCTTTACTTGAAGATCCCATTGAGACGTTATTTACCCCGGAATGTGATTGAGAATATCCTCCACCAGCAGGGGGTGTTATACCATTTAAATACAATGTTATTGTATCACCAGATTTTACAGCTGATAAGTGATTCCACGTTTGAGGTACAATAGCATATCCACCAAGATCATACCCATAAAAAGTACAATATACATTTGTCGCTGCAGCACTAACCGTAAATTGAAAAACACCTGCACCCCAACCTGATGCTCGATTTGTTATTAAATATTTTCCTCCACCAGAAGTTGCATACGCATAAAATGACATCTCAAATGTAAAATCGCCTGTGCCAAAATCAAAATCAGAACTTGCACTAATATCAAGATTATCCCCTGTACCATCAAAATACACAGACCCACCGTGATCGTCTGCAGAGTATTCGGAGTAGTCATACGGGCTAAACGGACGGATAAAAATATTATTATTATTGATAGTAATAGTTTTTGGACTAGAACTTCTTTCTAAAAAATCTGGACCTGAACATCCTAAGAAAACCGTTCCAGTATCAGAGGTTACAGCTGTAGCAATTGAAGAAGTAGTGGGCTCATTTGCGTATCCTGCTACGATATGAACATCTTTCATATATCCTTTATAATCATGTACACCTTGATATGTTTCACCAAGTTTACAACCTTGGGCAGTAAAATTTGTAGTATCACTTACTGTGGTGCCTACCTGAGTACCGTTTAAGAATAATTTATTATTTCCAGATCCATCCCTTGTCCAACACAAATGGATCCATTCATTTACCGCTGTTGGTGCATCACTATTACTAATATTGAAAATGTATGAAGATTGATTGTGAACTCTTATTAATTGACCGGGCCATATTTTTAAATACCAACCTGTACCCGAACCAGTTTGATTGTCAATTATGGTCTGTTGCTGCGTATTATTATCAATATATATCCATGCACTTACTGTTAACGCTCCACTTCCTAATGCATAGTCTGATGAATTTGCACTAACATACGCATTTCCAGCAGTATCAGGAAAATATGTACTATATCCACCATGTCTATACGGGCTAAAAGTACCAGCGTAAGCATCACCATTTACAGTAATAGTATGGTTATTAGTAGATGCATCAGTGATGTTATTATTATCGGAAGTACCAGTTGCTGTCGCTAATAAAGTCGTGTACTTACTGTTAGTTACAATTGTAATAAAATTTAATGTAAAGCTATTAACAGAAGAAGCTTGGTTAATACCGTCACTAGTAGTAAAAGTTAAATCAAAAGTACCAGCATGCGCTTCTGTAGTTGTTGGAGTTATTATAAATTGATTAGCATTATAAACAGGCAAGTTAAATTGGGAAATCGTAGTATGATTATCCGTACCCATTATAAACATTTTTGAGCCATCAGGTTTAAATGCTATAGCAGAACGACCTGTAGTTATACCAGTAGGTGTA